TAAGTTTTCAAGTTGTATTTACAGGATGTGAATCAGATTTAGAAGACGGTATGGAAAATATACATGGGGGAGCAATGTGGGCTAGGATGCCAATACAAGCTTTGGTAGCCGACATTCCTGTAGATGAATGGCCCACACCCATGCAAGATCATTTAGCACAGCCGTGGGATTGTGAATCAAGACATCATAGTGTTATTGTTATGGATAGAGTAAGTTCTAGTCCGTGGCTTTGCAAAATAGATAATGAGTTTTACAAAGGCAAATATCTATTTACTGTTGATTATACAGATAGTGATATAGCCGATGATCCTGCACAACACAAACAAAGTCATGTGTTATATCTTACAGATGCAGGAGAGTGGACAGGTAATTTAGTTGC